AGAAGTAAACGAGAACCCAACTAAGATTCTGTTTCGTCAGAAATTCAACCAATGTTGGGTAAAGAAAAGCGATATTCGCGTGAAAGAAACTCTCGGTTTCCTTGACGGGGATAAAGTAATCCGTATCGTAGTTCCAGAAGAAGTAGCAAATACCTTGGAACTTGAAGGTATTCTGGATTGATCTTTACTGGGAAGCATGGAGTCATGCGGTGAGCGTAACTTCCTCAATAAATTACGCGCCTTACATGGCATCAACAGCCAAGCGGCAATACATGGGGCCGTTACCGAAACCATGACCAAGAGTAACGCCTTGGCCCAGTATTAATTTTATATGGTCGGCGGGTGAGATAAAAACTATATCTGGGTTTTCCCTTGGAATGGTTTCAATAATACCGAGTTAACCCGGCCACCAACAATCCTCTTGACATAACGGATTGATTGTATGATTTTTTATAATCTATGGGATGTTGCAATAATCCAAATTATCAAGATCGAGCGGCCCGTGAATCTATAAATAATTCAGTTTATAGGGCGTGTCAATGCGCTACAGAGGCTTGCGAATGCAAAAATGTTGCACTTCAAGTTCTTATTGCCGTGGAATCTTCTGCCGAATCAGCATCAAGTGATGCTTATCAATCTCAAGCAATTTGGAATGATTTTCAAACAAGATATCTTGGTGCATCAACTACAAATCCAGTAACAACATCTGTTGGTGCTTTATACTTTAACACGATTAGCAATGCATTTTTTGTATGGAATGGATTATCATGGCAAGTTGTAACTGGAACTGGAACTGTAACAAATGTAGCTACTGGAACTGGTTTAACTGGAGGGCCGATTGGAACAACAGGAACAATTAGTCTTGCAAATACATCTGTTGTTTCTGGAAATTATACAAACTCAAACATTACAGTCGATAGCCAAGGGAGAATAACATTAGCTTCTAATGGGACGAATGGAACCCTTACAAGTATAATTGCTGGAACAGGGTTAAATGGTGGAACAATAACATCTTCTGGAACAATTTCAGCAAACTTTGGAACTACATCAGGAACTATATGCGCTGGAAATGATAGTAGGGTTGTAAATGCTGCTACACAAATAACGAATTCTTCTGCAATTACTTTATCTCCAACTCAAGGTGTAATAACATCTATTCCATCTTATGTGAAAAGAATTACATTTCATTTTCAAGATGTTGTTGTTTCTGGCGGAAGTGACCATGAAATTGTTATACAATTTGGATATGGAGCTACGCCAACATATTTAACAAGTGGATACATTTCTGCATATACTATTCTTGGTTCATCAGGAGCAACTGAAGGCAATGTAGCTGGAGTTGGGTTTTCATTGTATTTTTTACCGACCTCTGGATTCACCCAGAATGGTTCAATTACATTTACATTAGTTGATTCTTCAGTAAATAAATGGAGTGCCTCTGGAATTTATGCCGTATACAATTCAAGTTTTGTTCCACAACAGTCATATTTAAGCTATGGAAGGGTTGATCTTGGCGCGGGAAATAATATTTCAGCAATAAAAATATTCCCACAAAGCTCACAAAAAACATTTACTGCCGGATCAATTATTGCAACTTTCGAGAACTAATCTTCGCCCCAATCATCTACGGAATACTCATCATCTTGAGAGTATTCGACTCTTTTTTCTTCCCGCGACCAGAATCGATTAGTTGGAACTGGTTTATCGTTTCCGATAAAAACAAGTCCATTCCTCCGCGCCATTTCGAGTGCGTAAATTAAGCTATCACTTAAATCTGGCGAGTATCCTGTTCGTCTTTTAAGATCATCTTTGGTTTCGATGGCAATCTTCTTATTTTTTATAGTATAGCGACGAAGGCAAAGTTCCCGCGCTAAATCAGAGTTTGCACTAATTCCAAATATTACCCTACTTTTAAAAGCGTGATAAGCTGAATAGTAGTATTCACTGACAAGACGATCATAAACATCACTGCATGGTCTTTTGTCAACCTCTGCTGCCATTCTGTCGGTAGGTTTACCCATAGATGAGATAAGAGCAATGGCCGCGCCTGTAGAGTCAGTTCTGAGCCACTCACGAATGATAGCCTGGCCAACCCGCCCACCATCACCAGAAACATCCATACCAAATTTAGTAGGCTGAACTCCAGCCGACTTACACAAAGTAACAACTTCAGTAGCCAATTGGATTTCAAACTCAACGGAGGCATTAGCAGATAGTTGGATTACTTTCTGACTTTCAAGCCACATAACACGATTACGAGTTCCGCGAACGAATCCAAGTTTAGCAATGGTAAGAACGCATCGGTCACCACCAATTGTAAATGAAGTATCGAAGCCAGCTACTTTAGTAAATCCTTCAGAATCCCAAAGCGGTTCCTCGTTGGTATCGGCGTTACGAATAAGATCAGAAGTAATTACAGTTTGAATAAACCCAGACTTCGGCCACCATCCGATAGCGTTACGAACATAGTCAATAGCGTTTTCGTCGCCATAACACTGTTTAAGCATCATTTCCTGTTTTTTCCGATCCATCAAAAATGGAAAGGGTGATGGTTCATCCGGGCGAGCATCAAAGTTAGGAGACTTCATGCCGTTGTAGAATAAACAGATTCCAGTTTCTGTTTCCCAATCCATCATATCTTGGTTTACAGAATCGAAGTTAGATTTACCTTTTGGCATTGCCCATCGAGTGTGGGGATTATCTCCTTCTGATGGGTTCCCAATACCAATAAATGTAACATCGTCGTTTGCTGAAAGGTTAACGCGAGCGGTAATTGCTCCTAATTCCATTTCAGGCAACTCATCAAGTGCCAATCTAACCCGATCATTCTTACGACCACGGGTAGTATCAATAGCCTTTTGACCCTCGTTACCTGATTGAAAGGCCAAAGCTTTTATCGCATTACGATAATCTTTATCTTCATCATTAGATGCTCCACCCCAAACAATCATGTGGCGATAGTCAATTAACTTACCAATCTGAATATTTGCACACTTCCAAAGTTTAGAGATGATACCCCAAATACGATCTTCGGACGCACCGAGAGTAGTGGTAGCAACCCAAGATGATGTGCAGTGAGGGGCAGAACACCAATCCAAATAAATCCAAAGTGCAACTGGGAACGAGTTATGTGTTACAACCCCATCTCCAAGTAAAAATCTGTGATTTCCATCAACTGAAAATCCAAAGTATTCACCTTCTCCAATATCCTCAATTTCAAATGATGTAGCGGTGCAATCACGGAGAGTTGCAACTTTTTTTAACGGCTTTTCCTTTAATGGAAGTTTTGCCAACTCTGATCCAGAAAGTCTAACGCGATAATATATTTCAGAAAATCCAATGCTTTTAATAGAACATTTTTTTTCGCTTAATTTTACTTTGATTCCCAAGGACTCTGCCAAATTTTTTACCTGCATTGCTAATCCACGAAATTTTGAAATATACTCAAATCCAGAATCTTGATGAATATGTCCGTCACTGTCTAATAACCCGGCCAGAACTCCACGCCTTACCTTTAGTGAGTTCATTAAATATTCTGGTCTGATAAATTTTTCGCGTCCATTTTCTGAATCAAAAGAAGATGTTTTTAAGAACTCCGTAAGTTGATTTTTAAAAGAATCCGATCTAACGCAGAATGTTTGGCAAGATTTTTCTTGATAACCAACATGAACTCGAAATCCAATAGATGTAAAATATTGAGTCCAATAATTTGACATTGCACCATGTGGAGTATGTAATATCGGTTTATCAGTTCCTCCATCACCAAGCCATGCTCCATAACAATATGGATCATATGGAATATCTTGCACTTCAAATTCAGCAGGAGCAGAAAACTGCAATAGTCTTCTTTTTTTGTCGGCGGAGAGTTTCAAATAATCTTGAATTGGAATATCAACAATTTCGCCCTTCTTCCATTTTTGACTCAATTTTCCAGAACCGCATTTTTTATTGTATCCAACCTTTAAAGATAAAATATGAGAATCATTGCAAACCCACGATTCTCCACGCATTGGGTTTATGCGATACAGTTTTGATTTCCCTGAAGTAGTGGAAAGAACTTTTCTTGGAGTCAAATCATCACCACAAATAATATCTCCAGCCTTTACATTTTCAACGGTCTTGATCTCGCCAGAAAACATTCTGATTGGTGTTCCTTTTCCCAGACATTTCCCCATTGAAGCTGCGCCAGCTAAACAAATATCTGTATTGTTACAGAGTTCTTCAAGTGTTCTTAGAAGTTGAGTATTGGTATATCCTCGGTTGTAGATAGCAACATCATTCGGCCATTGAAGTTTCACAGCGTTAAGGAAATGTTCCGCTGGCGTTAGTAACTTAAAATCTTTTAGGTTAATATTATGTTTAACGCAGTAATCTTTTCCATAGTCACCACGGGATATTGCATAACAGTAAAGTTCAATGCCCAAGTCATCCATGTTTTCGGAAAACTTCATCCCATACTTTTGAACTCCCTTGCTTGTAGAAAAAACTCTTGACATATCAATAAGAAAATATATTTTCAGTCAGAAAGCAAGATGAAACTGAAAAACAAGAACCTCGCTCCTGTCGGCGGCTACTACTGGAAATATGAAATTAAGAGGGGCAAACTAACATTTCCAGCGATTGTTTATGGGAACTCATGGTCAAGTTTGATTGCTGGAGTTAAAAAAGATTACCGCTCAAACGGAGTCGAGCTTCCAGATAACATCGAGCAAATGATAGAAGATCAAATCTGCCAAAGGCAACCAAGTGATCGTTGCTGGTATAGTGATGGGCTTGGTGATCGGATCGCTCAAGCCATTCATACAGTAGCTGCGGTTACTGATAAAGTTTTAGGAACTCAACTTGAGCATAAAGCTCGCGGATGTAGTTCTTGCAATAAGCGAAGAACTGCGCTTAACTCATTATCGTAAACGATAAAAATATATGCTCTCAATAGGTAATGACAATTTTTCACTTGCCACTTTAGATCAAGATGGCAAACCACCAGAAACGCGAATCTCCAACGCCAGTCATGCTTGGAACATAGCAAATAATTTAAGGCTTGCTAATATCGGGCGCGAGAATAAACGAATCCGTATCTACAAGGCTTATAAGATGTTCCCACCTACGGGATATAGTAAACTTGCCGAGAAGCGTTTACCTTGGCAATCGGATGTTAACTATGGTCAACTTGGATTTATCGTTGATAACCAAAAGTCCAGTTACTACGATGTAATTACTGAGCGTCAGGCTTGCTGCACAATCAAAAGTAAATTTGGAAATGAAAAAGAACGACTGGTTAATTCCGAAAACATCTCCATTGCTTTTGACCAAGCATTGCGTGAATGGCCCGGATACCTCTACAACACAGAGCAAGACCTTGAGGAAATGCTATTGTATGGAAAGGGTATTGGAATGTGGGATAGTCCACTTGGATGGATGCCAGAACACATTTTCCTCTCAGACCTTCTCTTTCCAGACGACATTAGGATCGACTTTTGCAACCTTGAGGAGTTTGTTAGGCGTGTCCGTTTGACTCCCTACGAACTCTACAAAAAGATTGAGAATAGGGAAGCGGCAGAAGCGATGGGATGGAATGTGGACGCGGCTATTGATGCTATCCGATTTCATCGTGCATTTACAAACAACCGAAAGACTCGCGAAGACTTCTTCCGCACAATCAGCGAGTCAGGATTTAACTGGTCACTTTCTGTTAACCAAAAGATTGATTTGTTTGAAGTATACTGGAGGGAGTTTAATGGTAAGATTAGTAAAGCAATTATCTTACAAGACTACCAACCAATCGCTGACTACATTAACTCCAATGTAAAAGGTGCTGGAAAAATCAGCGAGGATGATGTCAGAACTCAGCATGGTTTTATGATGCTCAAGGTTGGACTTTTCAACTCATGGGATGAGATCATGTATATGCTCACAGACTCTGTGGGTAGTGGACTTTTCCAAGACATTAAGAGCCAAGCGGAATCGGCGTTTGTCGCTTGCCGCCAGTATGACTTCACGATGAACTCATTGGTTGATGCTGTCCGACTCAACTCCATGCTGATGATTGAGGGGCAGGGGCCAGATTCAACCAAGATGTTAAAACAGATGGAGTGGTTGCCAATCAGCGTAATGCCAGATGGGGCAAAGTTTATCCAGAACCGCTTCCAACTTCCAGTAGCAGAAAGCATGAGCTTTATGCAGTTCTTCATGGGAGATATGTATAGGGGCATGGGTCAGTATCGCATCAACGCACCTACCGCTGGAGGAAAGCAAAGGACAAAAGGCGAAGCAGAACTTGATGCCGCCGAGTCTGCTAAACTATCTGGAACTCAAATCCGTCGATTCAACGAGTGCCAAACTCTTTACTTCAAACAACTCTACAAACGATTTGTAAGCGCAAAATCCAGCGATGATGGATATGAGTATGTTAAGAAGTTCTATGAGATTCTTGAAGAACTTGGAACTCCCAAAGAAGCTGCGGCATATAAGAACATAACCAGCATCCGTTCTAATCTGATCAATGGAGCAGGTAGCCCATCATTCAAGTTAATCACAGCAGAGAAACTATTACAGATTACAGCAATCACCCCAGCAAACGAAGGGCAAGAGAACGCAGTTAAGGACGCAATCGCCGCACTTTCTGGTCGAGACAACGTAGCTCGCTACCGGAATACTAAACCAAGCAAGATTGATGATACTGCCCGTATTATTGGATTTGAAAATGCTGGTATGACGGATGCGTTTGTTAATCCACAAAACTTCCCAGTGTTGCCAACCGATCCTCATATTGAACACGCAGTTGGTCACATCCAAGACATGATGATGCAGTTGCAGATGAATATGCAATCTGTTCAGCAGGGGCAACCAGAGCTTTCAGAGCTTTCAAGGGCAGTCCGCTCAGTCAAATTTAAGGGCGGTCACATCATGGCTCACGTGGAATTCATAAGCAAAGACCCATCGAAGCAGGACTTCTTGAAACAATTCATGCAGGGAATGGGTGAGGCTCAAGCAATGGCTGATGAACTCCAACAAGTGTATGTTCAGATGGCAGAAGCTGAAGCTCAAAAAGCTGGTCAACCAAACTCCGAAGAAGATATTAAACTCCAATACCTTACAGCTAAATCTGGCATTGAGGTTGATACTAAGAAGAAGCTCGCTGACATCTCAATTGGCAAGGCTTCTATCTCACACGCTCAACGCACCGAGCAACGCAAGGAACAGGGTATTACTCAACTTGCGCTTCAGAAAGTCAAGGCCCGTGCAGAGATTCAGAAGACTAAAGGTAAGATGAAGGCTGAACAACCAGAGATGGAAGAAGAGACTGAAGAAATGGAAGTCGAAACTCCAGAAGCTACCAAAGAACTTGAGATGGAAGAAACACCAATGCAAACATGACAACAGAAAAAATAAAATCCCTATGCGGGTCAATAACATCACACGAAGACTGGAATAAGCTACAAGCGTATTTGCTTCTCAATGTAAACCCACCAGAAGGAGTAACCACACTCATCCATGCAATCAAAGCTATTGAAGCTATTGGAACAGAAGAGCAGTCCGCCTTCAAAAAAACAAAATCTGCTGGAAAGTATAAAGAGCCAGCGGACAGCACGATTGATCCAGACCTCGACGAAATCTAATTTATGGCAGACACAAATGACACAGCAGAAGTAATCAAAGAACTGAAGTCTAAACCTCAAGTTCCGATTAAGGGCAATACATCTGACTTCCTAAAGAAGTTCAGCCAACAACAAACTGACGATGGCAAACCAAGTGCTAACAATGTCGGTGATCCAAAACTTGGAATAAGAAAATTCGATGAAGAAGAACCACCAGAAGAACCATCAGGAGTTACCGAAGCTGAAATCACATCTGACAGAACCGGAAAGAAAAAAGGATTTGTTGAACGGCAAATTGAAGAAAACCGAAAGCTCAAAGAAGAACTTGAGAAATACAAAAAAGATGAAATCCCAAAGTTTGAAACCAAAATCCAAGAGCTTGAGCGAATGGTCTCCGAGGCAACCTCGACTAAGGAATCAAACCACTACCAAGAACAACTCAACAAAGCCAACCAAGATAAGATTGAAGTTGAGCAACAGTTATCAGAGCAGATTAAAGATTTGCGAGGCAAGTTGGACTTCCATGACATCACAAGCAACCCAGATTTCAAAAAGACTTACCTTGACCCGATCAAAAATACTTACGATGGCGCAAGAAATTTGCTCTCAAATGATCCAACGCTTCTTTCAGTCTTCTCACGTGCTGTTAATGCAAACGCCTCCATCTTCAATTCGGCATCCGAAGAGGATCGTAGAGCGGCAGAAGCCGACCGCGACCAAGCGTTCGAGGAAATCACGAACTCACTCTCGCAATTCAAGCAGTATCAATTCGCGGAGCAAGTCAACAGCTTCATCAAAGCAACTCAAGGACATCACGCAGCTCTTATCAACTTTGAAGAAACCAAGCAGAATATATTGCAAACCGCTAAACAAAAAGAGCAAAACGGGCGCAACAAATATCTGAATGAATGGCGAGAAAGTTACAAAAATACACAGCAGGAGATTGATAATGCTACAGCAGTCCCAGACTTCGTTGCTGACTACATGAAGGAAAAGGGAATCAAATTTGACATATCCCGCGACGAGGCTATTGCGCTTTCTGCTACACAGCAATCCAACGAATCAGCATCAGTTGAGGATATGAATCGACTGATCCATCAAGGCCGCGCATATCAAAAGATTCAAGCACAATTGAAAGCATACCAAGAAATGGTAAAGGAGAAAGATGAGTATATTGCAAAGCTCAAGGGATCATCGCGCATCTCATCAAATCCAAGTGCATCGGATTCCCAGAAACCAAGAGTGAGTATGACAGAGGGACTGGCCGCGAAGATCGCAAGATTTTCGCCGCAAAATCGTTTGACTGCATAGCCCATCATTCCTAATTCTGGTTGCGATTGGGGGAGGTAGTTACTGGTTCTACCTCCCCCAAACTTTTTTTAAGAAAAACGCTTGACATATATTTTACCTGTCATATTTTCGTTGCATAGGGATAGACGAAATTATCGTTTACGATAAAATTAGTGAGTGAGCTTACCCTGCTCGCGAGTTTTCGATCTCGCATGAAAAACGATTTCTGGACAGATAGAAACTCTGGGTTGAGTCCAGCAGAGGAAACCAAGCACTCGCTTGCTATTCCTCGATGGTATGGTTTAGCAGTGCAAAACAACTAAACCAAAACTACAAACTAACTAAATATTATGGCAAGCGAACAGCTTTACTTTAATTCATGTGCTGAGATTGATAGTTTTTTCCGTGAGGGCCGCGAGTATTTCAACGACCTCTATGTGAAGAAACTCGTCACTAACTCCGCATATTTCACCCGTTTCGAGGAGCAATCATGGCCCTTGAATCATACAACCGAACAGAAAGCATTCCGCTTTGGCCGTGGATTCCACGATCCTTGCACACCTTTCCGTGCGATCACCGACACCTATTGCGAGACTGATTCTTGCGACAGCAAACCAGAAGTTATTCAGCGTCCCGGCACTGAAAGCTACACCTTTGAGCTTCTCCGTAAAGAGATGACCACTGACTGGATTTGCGTTGAAAGCCTTCTCTATCGCTTGTTCCCTGCTGAAGAGATTCTTCAGTTTGAGGAGAGCAACGCTCGCATCACCAAGAATGTTCACGAAGAGTTCCTTCGTTCCAACTACATTGGTGGATCCGGTCACAAGTGGATGGGTATCACAACTGATGACGGCACATATTGCGGTCTCGTTGACGATCAAGCATGGTTCGTTCCAGAACACACGATCAACAACGAAGCTGGATACGATCTCTGCGCTATTCGCGTTAAACTCGCTCCTGCCGACCTCAACAAGATTGCTTATCTCTCGCTTGATATGCTCGACGATGCTCTCGTTGATCTTCAAGACGAAGATGACGCTTTCCGCCTTGATGTCCAAGACGCGACTGGTCAGCCTTTGCTCGACATCGTTATCCCTGATCCTCAAGTTGGCCGCGCCCTGTATCAACAAGCCAAGCGCAACAGTGGTTACTGGGATGCAAACACCGACTTCGATGAGCGTCTTACTCGTCTGAAACTCGGCATCAACCGCATCATCGGTGACTACGCATTCGGATACGACATCAACTCTGCTCGTTTCAACTCTGACACAGCTTTCAATGCAGGACTCGCTGCTTTCAACGAAGCTGATCCAGCTACATGGGCGCGTTTGGTTCGTGTTCAACGCTACATCAAAGTAGTCATTGAAAACGGATGTGCTTACATTCCTAACAAGGCTTACCGCAATGCCGACTTCGGTATCTCGGTTGCTATGGTGAACAAAGCAATGTGCAAATGGACAATGCCATCCTCAAGTGGATACGGCGAAGCTCAACAAATGACCCAGAACTACGCTGGCGATTGGGAGTGGAAGAATCCAGATTGGGAGTGCAACCGCTGGCGCAAAACGGGCTTCTATCAAGCTCAGTTCCGCCTCGCTGCACAGGTCAAAGACCCAACCATCATGCACACCTTCCTGCATCGTCTGCCAAGATCGAAGAACCTCTATGGTTCCTGCTGCCCCGTGCAGAGCTACATCGCTCCTGAAAACAATCAGGATTGCTATAGCTGCGCTGGAGTAGGTGACATCGTTGTGCCTTCCTAAGTTAAATAGGGGGGAGGCTTATTCAAGCCTCTCCCCACAACCTTAAATAAAATAAAAAATATGTCTAATAAACGACCACTCGCTTATGATCGTGTCAACCTGTTTGGCCCGATTGCTGTTAACCTCCTCGCCGCTGGAAACGCTGACCTCCTCGTCCTTAATGACCAAGATACCAAGTTCTTTCCAACAAGCATCGTTCTTGAAACTGCCTATGTTCGCGGCACTACAGCAACTGATCCAGTTGTTGTTGTCGATAACGGCACGACCGGAGAAAACCTTACCTCATCTTTGACAATCACTGATGCAACAGATAATCCATTGCGCTACAACCCATTGGTATTTGTTGCAAACCCATTTGTCATTACTGGCCCCGGCAAACTTCGCTTGCTAAAATCCACTGTTGGTCTTGGTCAAGCTACCGCAACTCGCGCTCGCACTTCGGGCGTTGCTACAATCGTTACTGCCGCTGCTCATGGTTTTACCACTGGCGACACGATCACGATTGACAGCATGACCGACACTACATTCAACGATGAGCAGGCTGAAGTCACAGTTGTTAACTCAACTACCTTCACCTACGCAAACGCTGGTGCTAATGTCACTTCCGGTGCTGATACCGCAGGTCGCGTTGGTGCGCTCTATGTGAATGTCTATATCGTAGGCATCTACTTCTAAACCAAACTGGGTGGGGAAGGAAACTTCCTCACCCTAACCCCTTTTTAAATTATGGCTTGCTTTACCGATCTCGACTACCGCAATAAATCCTATCCACTTCTTCAAACGATAAAAAATTCAGGACTAGGCGATATTGACCCAGTGTCTTACGGGTGCTATGACTCTATGAGTGACGCTTCAAGATTGTATCAATTTTATGCGGTTCTTTTTGGAATTATTAGAACTCGATCTGAATCTCCATTGCCTGATCCAATTGCAGAGAATTGTTTTGTGCAAAAAACTGAAGATCAACAATTGTTTATTTTAAATCTAACTCTTGCTGATGTTATGTCAAAAATTCCGCTGTAATTATCGTTAACGATAACCGAGCAGGTTTTAATACCTATGCTCACAAACAATTTTAAATATGAAACCAACAAATCCAATCGAAATCGACGGCGAGACCTACGACCTCTACACCATCAATCTTGCGATCACCTCGATCGTAAAGTCTGACGCAAGCGAGGATGCGAATATCTCCATGCGCTTGCTCCCAACACGGATCGCGAACGGAGAGGTCATCGTCGCCGAGGATTACGCTCGCGTGATGTTGCTCGGCAGTGTTGAGAATGTTGATGTCGCAACGAAGACCGCCGTCGCTCAAATCTCTGCGAGCATCCAAGAATTTATCTACGCGAAAGGACTCTAAGCCATGGCCCTCATTACCTCCGCAGCGAGTGGCAACTTTGACGCAGGCGCGACATGGGTCGGCGGCATTGTGCCCGGCCCAAGCGA